TTACGGTTATTTTAGCGGTGTCGGTGGCATTGCTGGTAACATTATAAAAACGGGAAATACGTAACTTATTTAAAATCACAACTCCAATGACTAAACTCGCCCTAATCATCTCAGAAAACCGAACTATCGAAGTCAGGCAGTCAACTTTGTCAAATTTTGTTTGGGTGGATATTAAAACCGATCAAGCCTATTTTTCAGGCGAATTGAAATTTATCTCTAAATCATAAAACCTTACTTATTTGTCAGTTATGATAAATAGTTAGTTAATATTGTGCCTATGAGAGTTGTAATCTACACAAGAGTTAGTTCAGGAGAACAAGCGCAAGACGGTGTTTCTTTAGAAAATCAGTTAATGAAGTGCCGAATTTATTGCCAATACAAAGACATGGAAATTATCGAAGAAATAACAGATGAAGGTGTTTCGGGCAAGAAAACAGATAAAAGACCAGGCTTTGTTCGGATAATGGACTTAGTGAAAAACAGAGAATGTGATGCCGTTGTTGTGTATTCGCTATCAAGGTTTTGCAGGAATACCGCAGGAACTATCACAGCTATCGAACAAATGAATAAAAAAGATGTAGCCTTTCACTCTTTAACAGAGAATATTGACACAACTACTGCAGTAGGGAAGCTATTTTTATCTATGATAGCGGCTTTTAGCGAGTTTGAGTGCAATATCACAGGGGAAAGGACAAAATCGGCCTTAGATTATAAAAAAAGCAAAGGAGAAGCATTAGGTAGCGTTCCTTATGGGTTTAAAAGAAGTGGGAAGATGTTAGTCCGCGATGAAGCCGAGCAGGAAATCATAACCCTTATCATGGGATTGCATTTTAACGATTATTCTTACGGTGAGATTTGCACCGAATTACAATCACGTGGGCTAACCCCAAGAGGACAAGCATGGCACCGACAATCAATTTCTAACATCATAAAAAACAATTTACAGTGTGAAAAAACGAATTGAAGTATTACGTGAACTACTAAAAACGACTACCGATGAAGCGTTAAGGGTTCAGATAAAAAAAGAAATCAATCAGTTAACCGGGTGGATAGAAACTTCCGATCAAATACAAGTTATACAATGAAAAACATACTACCTTCTGACGATTTTACTCCTGACAAGGTTGACGAATCAGCCGTTGTTGTTCCGATTAACAAAGAACAGAAACTTATCGGACAGCTAATTAACCGTAATCAGCCTGTATGGGAACTTAATTTATTGAGTGGGCAGATAACCCAAGCCAAGATAGAAACTGTCGCAGAATTGACCGGAACGATAAAACGTAGCGTTAAAACCAATGATAAATGTCTGTATTGCCAATCTTTGAACGAAACAAACGCTAAAAAGCACTTTTCAAGGCAAATCAGGAACTTAGTTTCAAGTAAATTCGGACTTTGGTGCCGTGATGAAGAATGGAAACAGTTTACTTTTGAACATAAATTGAAATTGTTACAAACTTTGATTTCAGCTTAATTTGGTTTTTTGAATAATTGAACTAAATTTGCAACGTAATTATGATGTGTGAAGGCATCTATAACTAACTTTATTAGACCCGTCTTTCAAAGCAGTCCTTCACCTGCCGAGAAAGCGGGTTGTTTTTTTGACATGAATAATACGGGCTTTATTAAAATCTTTCGCTCAATCATGGATAAGGGTTGGTATAAAGACAGTGAATGTGTCGCTTTATGGCTACACTTACTGTTAAAAGCCAATCATAAAGGAGCTGAATTTATGCTCGGATATTCGATTGTTAAGTTGTTACCAGGGCAGTTTGTTACAGGCAGAAAAGCCCTAAGTCAAGAAACAGGTATTAAAGAGAGCAAAATAGAACGCATCTTAAAACTGTTTGAAATCGAACAACAAATCGAACAACAAACGAACAGCCGAAACCGAATAATAACAATAGTTTCATGGGATTGCTACCAAAATAGTGAACAACAAGTGGACAGCCCGCGAACAGCAAGTGAACAGCCGGTGGACACAAACAAGAATAATAAGAATGTAATAAGTATAAAAAAAGAGTATTATAAGAATAATATAGAAAAGAATAAAGAAAAAGAAAAAATTGAATTTTATAAAGCATTTGCGAATTTTCTTTTTTCTTCAAACCCATCAGGAAAACCTATACTTGAAATCCTAAAAATTGAAAACCAAGTTGACTACGATGATTTTTGCAAATTGTTTTCGAGAGCAGGGGGTGATATGAAGCAGATTTTTGACAAACTTGCTACGATGATGAACGACACAAAATACACCAAAGGGAAAAAATATTTATTCTTAACACTAAATAATTGGTTCAACCAAGATGCAAAGAGAAAATAAAAGAAAAAACGTTGACACGGTTCTGTATGGTAAAGTGCCGCCACAAGCACCTGAAATGGAAGAAAGTGTCTTAGGGGCGATTATGATTGACAAGGATGCGCTAATAACAGTTATTGACATCATCAAGCCCGAAATATTTTACGATGATAGAAACGGGTTGGTATGCGAGGCAATGTTGAGCTTGTTTAGAAAAACACAACCGATTGACCTATTGACAATCACAGAGGAATTGAGAGAAATGGGCAAGTTGGAAGAAGCAGGTGGGGTGTATTACATCACACAACTCACAAACAGGGTAGCTTCGGCGGCGCATATCGAACACCATGCAAGGATTATTGTCCAAAAACACATCGGCCGAGAAATAATCCGAGTATCGTCAGAAGCCACACGAGATGCCTATGAGGACACTACCGATGTTTTAGAACTACTCCAAACAACCGAGAAAGCGATTTATGACATAGCGAGTAAACGCTCTAAAAATGCAAAAAACATAGGCTCTGTTATTTCCGCTAACATGGAGAAAATAAAGCACATGAAGGAAAACCCTGATTTAATAGCAGGGGTTCACACAGGATTAGAAGGTTTGGATCGGGTTACAGGTGGTTGGCAGAAAACAGATTTAATTATTGTAGCCGCAAGACCAAGCATGGGTAAAACGGCCTTTGTTGTAACGGTTTCGGCTAACGCCGCTATTGATTTTGGAGTTCCTGTAGCTGTTTTTTCGCTTGAAATGAGTGAAGAACAAATCGGGAATAGAATTTTGAGTTTACATTCAGAAGTTGACCAAGAGAATATCAAGCGAGGTTATTTGTCAGATACCGAAATGTGGAAATTGAATAATTCGGGAAAAGAAATAAGCAAAGCACCGATTTACATTGACGACACGCCTTCACTAAGTGTTTTGGAACTAAGAGCAAAAGCACGAAGGATGAAAATGCGTTATGGTATTCAGTTGATTGTCGTGGATTATTTGCAATTAATGACCGTAGGGGTGAAGAAGGGGCAAAGCAGAGAAGGCGAAGTGAGTGAGATTAGCCGAACCCTAAAAGCAATAGCAAAAGAATTAGAAATACCCGTTATTGCGTTGTCACAGTTAAGCCGCAAGGTAGAGGATAGGGGCGGGAGTAAAAAACCAATGCTAAGTGACTTACGTGAATCGGGTGCTATTGAGCAGGATGCTGATATTGTTATTTTCCTACACAGACCAGAATACTACGGGATTGATGTAGATGAAAACGGAGAAAGCACACAAGGGGCTGCAGAACTGATAATTGCAAAACACAGAAACGGAGCATTGGAAAACGTAAAAGTTTCTTTTCAGGCAAGATTTACCAAGTTCACAAATTACAGACAAGCACCAGTAGGATTGAAGCCCGTAAAAAATTATTACGAAAAAGAAGGTGTTGAAGAAGAAAAACCCCCATTTTAAAAAAATTGTATATTTGCATCACTTGAAATTAACGTGAATATGATACCATTGAATAATTATTTGCTTGTAAAGCCATTACCTATTGAGGCACAGGGCTTAGTTAAGACTACACAAAGAGATAAACCCACTAAGGGTGAAATCATCCAAACAAACGACAATACAAAATTACAGGTAGGGGATATTGTATTTTTCCCGACAGAATTAGGTGTGCCGATAGAGATTGAAGGCGCAGAATACCTGTTGTTGAGAGAGAACGAATTGTATGCGTTTGTAAAGTCAAAATCAGGGTTACTTCAAAAAATAGAAGAAAATTTCCACAACTTTAACGGAGAAGAATTAACTATCGTGCTTACCCATTCGGAGTTTGAAGCAGTCGGAGCAGATGTTATTTACCATGCAGAGTTTACAAAAAACCCACAAAGAGCAGGAACTAAAACTTTCCGAAAAGAAAACAAAACATTTAATTTCATTGACTTAGATTATTTATTAAAACTATGATAAACAAAATTTTATTCGACAAAGAAGCCCGTGAAAGCGTAAAAAAGGGCATGGAATTATTAGCTAAAGCCGTAGCAAAGACTTATGGCCCCGCAGGAAGGAATGTTATCTTAGGCGGTAATTTTCCACGTTCAAGTCGTGACGGGGTATCAGTAGCAAACGGAATTGTGTTTAGCGACCCTGCAATGAATCAAGGGGCTTACATTATGAAACAAGCCGCCCAAGAAACAGTAACAAGCTGCGGTGACGGAACAAGTGCTTCAACAATTTTAGCATGGGCAATGATTGAAGAAGCCGAGAAATACCTGGAACAAGGTGCTAATCCTAACTTACTCAAAAAAGGAATTGATTTAGCCGTAGAACAGATTGTAGCCCAAGTAAAAGAAAAATCCATTGAGTGTAAAACGCCCGAAATGATTAAGCACGTAGCGACAATTTCAGCTAACAATGACGAGTATATCGGGGGGATAGTAGCAGAGGCGTACGAGAAAATCGGAGAAAACGGAATGGTAATTTTGGCTAATTCCAATACAGGTGAAACTTATACCGAGTTTGTAAAAGGCATGGAATTTAATTCAGGATTTATTAGTCCGAGATTTGTGAATACTTCGACTTTCACTTGTGACCTAAAAAATGTAGCGGTGATTGTTACGACAGAGGAAATTAAGAAAATTGAAGGAACGGTAGGTGTTCAAAACGGCGATAAGTTCACACCAGGCACAGGGCTAATCGGTGTAATGGAGCGTTGTATCATAAACGGAATTTCACTTTTGATTGTCGGCCGAGATGTGGATGGCGAAGTAATAGGTGCAATGTATTCCAATAAAGCACAGTTACCTTCATGTGCGGTTCGTGCGCCCGAATACGGAACAATGCAACGTGAGAACTTGATGGACATAGCTGCAGTAACAGGAGCCACAGTAATAGACCCTGAATTAGGATTAAACCTAAAAGAAATGGTTTGGGAGCATGTAGGACATTGCGAAGAAGCAATAGTAGGAAACAAGGTAACAAAAATCATCGGTGGCGCAGGTAATCCGACTGAAAGAATTGAAACCTTAAAATCAGAATATCAAATTTCAAAAGACCCGACATTACAGCGAAGATTAGCAAAATTAACAGGCGGTGTAGCGATTATTCATGCGGGAGCAGCAACAGAAATCGACCGTCAGGAATTAAAAGACAGATTAGATGATGCGATTAAAGCCACTAAAGTAGCGATTGAAGAAGGAATAGTAGAAGGTGGTGGAACGGCGTTAGCGAGGGTAGAAGGGTATGAAAGGGGGCAACATGGCGAAGACATAATAAACGGGTTTGAAATTGTGCATGAAGCCTTAGAAGCACCAATTAAGCAAATTTTAGCAAACGCAGGGTTTGATGAAGATGATACAGCTTTAATCATAACAAACATTAGTAAAGAAGAAGAAGGTTTTAACGCCAAAACAATGCAATACGAAAACCTAATTGAAAACGGCGTAGTTGACCCCGTAAAAGTGGTTTGCACAAGTTTGAAAAATGCTGCATCAGTAGCGAGTATTGTGATTTTAACAGGTGGGGTTTTAATTGATACCGAATGACATTAGCCGAAATAAACCTTGCACAGAATTGGTTGTTAATTGAGTTCGACAAAAACGAATTTGATAGACAAGTAGCCGAATTGAAGTCGGGTATTCGGATTGATAAAAGGTTCGAGAAAAACGAATATGCAGTCGTATATGGCAAAATAGCAAAGGTTTGTTCGGAATTGTATTACTTGGATAACAAAGGTGAATTAAGCGAAGCCCCGTTAGAATTTGACACGCCGATTGAGGTAAAAGAAGGGGATGAGGTTTACTACAATTTCCTAAGTGCTGAAAATGCAGTTCGGGCAGGTAGGGTGATTAAAATTGAACACAAGAACTACATTTTTATTCGTTATGACCGCTTGTATGCCATTATCAGGAACGGGGAGTGGTTAGGAGTAAACGGGTGGAAAGTAATTCAACCTACGTCACTAAAACAAGCACAAGGGCTATTTAAAATACCTACCAAGCAACCCAACGAAGGAATTGTCCTATCCGAAGGGTGTTCAGTAAGACATTATTGGGACAAGAGGTATAAAGAAACAGGGTTTTTACGCAAAGGGGATGTTGTAAGATATTTACACGCTACCCCGATTGAGAATAATTTGTTAAAGGTCAAGGATATTAACTACCTTAGAATCCAAGAACGAGATATTTTATATCGGAATGATTTTGATATGAGTGACTATACGTTCCATGTAAAACCTTTGGAATACGTGAAAGGGCTAATGAAAATACGAGATAAAACCATGTGTAAAGGGGTAGTAATACATGCGCCGAACAAGTGGAAGGGCATGGAAGGAACTGAAATCATGTATCACAAGGAATCCGAAGTAATCGAATCGGGAGAAACTTTTGTAACAAGAATAGGCGATGTTGCCGATGTGAAAGGGGTTAAATTTTTAGTTGGATTATGATTAATTAACAATAAAACGTGAAAAAATGAGTAATGACAAATTAGAAGAAGGGGTTGATACCCCGCCAATCGAAAATCCAGTATCTCGCAAACTAACATTTGGGGAAAAATCAGTTGGGTTAAACTTCAACCCTTCAAATGATGATGCGGTTGGAAGAATTAAAAGGTCGTGCGCCGATGCGATTGACGTATTGAACAATGAAAGAATTGCAATTAAAACATCTCAAAACGAAGATGATGGGCAAAACGGCGAAAGACTTGCTATGCTCACTCTTGCGATTAGAGCAATTCAAGACGGTCAAATGTGGGGCGTAAAAGCAGTAACTTGGAAAGATTAAAATTAGTTGCAACCTTTTTATCATGTGTTTTAATATCCGTTATTATATGGGTATTAAAACACTTTTAGTTAATTATTATGATTGAGCATCCTTACTATGAGAGTTTAGGTTTAAAAATTGACGAAAGGTCATTTAGGGAGTGCTATATCAACCCCGAACCAAGCGGAACGAGCATACTCCAAAAATACCCAAGCATGAGCGAATGGGTAGAGTTCCGAGAAAGCCCAAAGAAATACCCAACAGAAGAAATAAAGAACAACGCAGTATTGAGATATATCGTGGCAATGTATGACCCACAAAGCCCGTTTAAACATTTGGACTACCAAACACGAAAGAACTGCGCCGCTATCTTCGCAGGGTTCAAAACTAACCAAAAAGGGGATTTTCACGCTCAAATTCAAGACCTGCTTAACGGGGATATTCAGATTGTCAATATCATGGTGATTAGGTATTGTGCAATCACACGGGGGTTAGAATGGGCTACCTACAAACAATTTGAGAGAAGATACTACGAAATAACATTACTTGACCCCGACAAGAAGATTATTGACATCGAAAAGGACAAGGACGTAGTAGCAAAATACCGAGATTTATTTTTAGCAGGGGATAAAACACCGGAACTTCAAAAGGTATTTTACAAAATAGTAACCGATGAAGAAAAAGAACTACGAAAATTAAGACCCGAATACCAAGAACAATTTTTCTATAACAAAATAGCGTTGAGCCGTGAAGAAATCGAAAAAAGTTACAAAAAAGATAACTCAAACGAGGATTACTGAAACGCTAAACAAGGTAAAGCGGAATAAAAGTATCTATGAGGATGAATACCTACCTGCGGATGAAGAAGTAATTTTTCACGAAGGGTTAGAAGGACTTGATGTTATTAAAATCCGATTACCGCAACCTCCCGACCTAAAAAAAATAGAAGGTTATGACCTGCCGCCATTAGAACAAAAATTTCGTTATACTGAATTACCACCGAAATTAGCATCACTAAACGCTAAGAATTACCTTGATGTAGAGGACTTTTGGAAGGAAATTGAAGAAGATATGGACTATTTCGAGGACGAACTACCGTTTATCCTGCGAGAATGGGACAGAAGAAAATTTGGGCATTGGGTATTTATCAAAGGAAAACCAACATGGATTCCGCCTTGGCAGTATATGTATCTGAATTACTACGGGTTCATAAATGAGATTGACGGCGGAAAACACCCCGAATACCGAGATAGGGATAGAAAATTATTTGTAGGACGTTGGTATGCCGCCACTACAACAGAAGCACCTTTTAAATTCAAGTATTGGAAGGAAGACGAAGCACCGAGATACACAAGTTCGGAAGAAACAGTAAGAAAAGTCGAAAAAAAAGGCTATACGGTAGAACGGAACGGTTACATGGTTGACATGAAGGTAAGAACGGTAATGGGAACCGTAGAATACAAGTGTCGAAGAAGCGGTTACACAAGCCAATGCACCAATCAAGGAATAGAAATCAGTTCGCGTATGCACAAAGCGTTATTCGGGTTGCAGTCAATGACCGAAGATAAAGCGCAGGAACTTTTTGAGAAACAAATTATTTACGGTTACAAAGGTTATCCGTTTTTCTTTAGACCCATCAGTGAAAATATTGTTGACCCGAAAAGGACAATGAATTTTAAACCTGCACTTAAAAAATCAGGCACAGGAAATAATAAGAAGCTAAGAATTATAAAAGCCTTGTATTCGGAAATGACTTATGGTTCGTCAACAGTAGGTTATTTTGACGGTAGTAAGCTAAAATATTGGCTTTCAGATGAGTTCGGGAAGTGTCTAACAAAGTGGACACAGGTGTTGATGTATGACGGAAGTCTTAAATATGTGCAAGATATTGTGGTTGGGGACAAGCTACGTGGCGATGATAATGAACCAAGAATAGTAACAAGCACTACCACAGGGAAAGAAATGTTGTATGATATTATCCCAAACAAGGGAGAAAGGTGGGGTTGCAACGAAAGCCATATTTTAAGCCTAAAATGGTGTTTAACACAACCGAAAGTTAAGGCGTGGAGTAAAGACCAAACAATAAATATTAGCGTAAGGGATTTTTTAAAACTTCCGCCTTCAAGACAAAGCCACCTTATGTTATACAAGGTTGGGTGTGAGTATGAAGAACAACAACATTTTTTAGACCCGTATTTCTTAGGAGTTTGGCTTGGCGATGGCGGACACAAACATACTATTATACATAACCCCGAACCCGAAATAGAGGCGTATTTACAGGGGATGGCAGATAAACTTGGGCATAAGCTAACAATTAAAAATCAAGGGACGGCAAAATGTAAATTACTTTCATTTGGGATCGGACAAGCAAAAGAAGGTTCTATCAAAAAAGAAATGGCAAGGTTGGGATTATTAGGTAATAAACACATACCCGATAGCTACCAATTTGACAGTAGAGAAAACAGGTTGAAATTGTTAGCAGGTTTAATTGATACGGATGGGCACAAGTATATTACCAAAGGGGGGTATATGTACACGATAATTCAAAAAAGAAAAGAACTCGCTCACCAAATTTATAGACTTGCGCTTGGTTTAGGATTTTCACCGCAGATCAACCCAAAGAAAGGGACTATAAAAAGACCCGATGGGACTAAATTTGTTGGCGATTATTGGGACGTATCTATTTATGGCAATGAATTACATGAGATACCTTGCCTTGTTGAAAGAAAAAAAGGTGAAAAGATAGAAGTATTCCATAAAAACCGTAGAAACCCAATGAGATGCGGGTTTAAAGTCGAGAAAAAAGAAGTAGGGGAGTATTTCGGTTTCACCATTACGGGTAATAGTTTATTCTTATTAGGCGACCACACAGTAACGCATAACACAAAAGAGGTAGATGTGCTCGAAAGAACCTTAGTTGTTCGTAAAGCGATGTCAACGGGTAATAACGCATTAATTCAGGGGTATAGCAATCAAATATCTACTGCAGGTGACTTGAAAACAGGTGGTGGTAGTTCGGCAAAAAGATTAGCACAGTTAAGCCATTGGGGTAAAAGAAACGACAACGGACAAACGGGCACGGGGTTTATCAATTTGTTTATTCCTTCGGATGAAGGGTTAGAAAACCAAGTGGACGAGTGGGGTTTCAGCAAAAAAGAAGCCGCAAGAGATAGTATTTTAAACACATGGAAAGCCTTTGAAGATGCCCAAGATTGGACTTCATTGAACGAGGAAATGCGACAAACGCCGTTGGAATGGAAGCATAATTTCATCACCAATAGCAAACAAGCAAGGTTCAATATTCATATCATAGGCAATCAAATAGCGTTCCTTTCGACTTATGACAAACCGCTCACAATAAAAGGCAGGTTCGCTTGGCGGAATAACTCTACTCACGGTTACGATATTAAAAAACTGCCAACAAGACAAGATTTTCTAAGCGGCAAAGATGAAGTAGTATTTATTCCGCAAGATGATGATGATTACGATTGGGAGATTTCGTGGATGCCTGACAAAACCCAAACTAATAAATTCACCTACCTGCAGGATGAAAATAAAATCATACCGGGGAACGTAAACAAAGCAACACATGGTATTGACCCGTTCAAATACAAGGAAAAAACATCATCAGGAGCAGGTTCACTCGGAGGGGGTGCGATATTTAGACTGTTTGACGGAGCGGTGGATTCGCCATACGTCAATCCACAAGGCATAAACCCCGAAACAGGTGACTTTAATCATGTTACGAATAGATTTTGTGCAACATACCTAAAACGACCTTCGTCAAATGAATTTTGCGAACAACAGTTAATGGCAGATTTATTCTTTGGGATAAAAGCGTATGTGGAAACCAACGTAACGGATGCCTACAAATGGTATAAGGAAAGGGGATTTGAGGACTATATGTTTTTTGCTATTGATATAAAAACAGGCGAAGAAAACAAGGTAGCAGGTAGCGACACAACAACAAAAATCATTAACGCTATTTTTAACGCATGGGCAGACCACATATCATTTAACGGTTCAAGGGAGGTGCATATCCAACCATTAGAACAATGTGCCGAAATAGACGATAGTATGAATGATTATGACTTGTTTACAGCGTGTGGTTATGCACTCATTCAAGCAGGGGCAATGCGACCAATAGAAATAGAAGTTCCCGATATGTTTGATGCTTCGGACATTTTTCAATTTGAGGAGATTTCGTGACGCTATGTGTAGTAACCTTACTTTTGCATAAATCCCGTGTTTGTTATTAATATTTTTACGCCTATATGGAAAAGAAATATTCAGTTATTTACGCAGACCCTCCTTGGGAGCAAAAAGGTGGCAGGAGTTTATCGGGCGGGTACAAGAAGGTAGATGGGGAACAAGTATTTAATCCCGCTTCGGTTAAAAGTGAAAACTTGCCCTACAAAACAATGACAGTAGAAGAAATTGCAAATATTGACGTTAAAAGTATTGTTGAAAAGGATGCGGTTTTATTCTTATGGGTTACTAATAAGTATCTATTTGAGGCAAAGAAGGTAATTGATGCGTGGGGGTTTAAATACTCAACTACATTAACATGGTCTAAAAAACCATTTGGCGGCGGCATGGGCGGAACTTTTGGGGTGTCGCACGAAACCCTACTATTCTGCACTCGTGGGAAAATAAACGCAAAAACTAAAATAAAAGGAACTGTTTTCGAGGTTAAACGACCCTACGTAAATGGCTATCCATGTCATTCTAAAAAACCCGTTTTCTTTATTGAGATGATTGAACAAATAGCAGAAGGTAACAAATTAGAGTTGTTTGCCCGTGAAAATAGAATTGGTTGGGATGCGTGGGGAAATGAAGTTGAACAAAGTATAGAGTTTTAAATATCTACAACAGCCTCCGAAAGGGGGCTATTTTGTTTCAATAAGACAAAATATTATATCTTTGACATTGGATAGTGTGAAAATCCAAACGTGAATATGCTATTAAATACCAAACATGGAGTTAAATACAGCGTTGCCACGAGATGCTTACGACAAATACACCGACAAGGGCGTTCCTTCACCGTTTCCAAAAGATGATGTTCCCGCTTCGGTAAAAGAAAGTAGAGAATGGTGTATGCAGATAGCAGTTGCTATTTGGGGGCAATATTGTCTTAACAACACGGGGCTTCCATACTCATTTGGGACTAATCAATACGACTACACAACACTAAGATTATACGCAGAAGGCAATCAGCCTATCGAAAAATACAAACAAATTTTAACCCATAAAAACCCCGACAAGAACAATACAAAAAGGGGAACTTACAATGCAATTTCATGGGATAATCACTCGGTATTACCACGTTTTGAAAGCGTAATTTTAGAAAAACTACAAGATTATGAAACAACTTATTCGCCCGTTGGAGTAGATGAAAACTCTATTCAAGCCAAAATGCGAATGAAAAATTATATTTGGGAAAAGAGCCAAAACCCCGTATATGGGATGGTATATAAAGCACTTGGAATAAAAGACACCGAGCAATTACCGTTCATACCTGCCGACAAGAACGAATTAGAAATGTGGAGTTCTATGAAATTAGAATTAGCACATGAGTTGAACATGGCAAAAGCGGTAAAATATGTTTTCGATCAATCCGAATGGGCAGACGAACTCAAACAACAGATATACCGAGATTTATTCAGATTAGGTATGTCAGCAACCTATGAATACGTACAACCACATACCAATATGCCTAAAATTGGTTACTGTGACCCTTCGTTTACTATTTTCCCCAAATCAAATCAATACGGCTATTTAGATATTCCTTTTGCAGGTGATGTTATTTTTATGACTATCGCCGATGTAAGAAAACAACTCAAAGACAAAGGGCAATTCAAATCCGAAGAAGATTTAATCGAAAATGTAAAAATGTATATCAATTACAGTAGTAATTCGATGTATGGTAATTGGGGTTGGAATATCGGTAATAACCCTGCGCTGAATAATTGGACTACAACAGACCCACACGGAACAATGCCGTATGACTACCTAAAAGTGCCAATTTTACGATGTGAAATGCGAACTTGGAACACCGATGTTTATTCCGAGATTAAAACCAAAAGCGGCGAAGTAATCACAAGAAAAGAAGATTTCAATTACAACAAGAACGATGAAAAGCGGAAAACCATAAAGAAGGGTTATGAGATGTGGTATAAGTGTTGGTGGGTAATTGGGACACAAATTTGTATTGATTGGGGTGCAAAAGAGTATATCAAAAGAGATGCAAACGGTAAAACCTATTCGGGCTATACAATATTAAGAACTGATAGTCGTAGTATGGTTGCCCGAATGATACCCGATATTGACGAAATAGAATTAATTACTAAAAGGTTTATGATGGCATGGAAAAACGCAAGTCCTTCGGGATATGCTGTTTTTATGAACGTGCTGAAAAATGTAACCTATAAAGACCAAAAATTACACCCGTTTGACCTTATCCAAATCCAAAGGGACACGGGAACGATGATTATTGATGATGGTGCGCTGAAAAACGTGCAAGGAAAAGCACAAACACCGATTATCCCGTTAGCAGGTGGAGTTGGGCCGATTTTAAACGAATTTATTGCCTCATATCAATTTTACCGTCAAAGATTAGCGGATATTACGGGTATTTCAGATGCGATGTTAGGTTCAAATCCGATACCAGGTCAATTAAAATCCACAACAGAAATAGCCTTAGCAGGTTCGGAGAACGTAATAAAACCACTTGGTAGGGCTTATAACTTAATGAAAAAAAGGGTATATCAAAAGATTATCTGTGATATTCAGACGATAGCTAAGTTCAATCCCGAAGGTTTTAAAGCAGCTTTTGTTGACTTGTCGGATAACACACTGCAAAAAATATTAATCGTAGCGGGTGATGCAGATTTTAACTATACACTAAGGGCAGAACCCGAAGCAACCGAGATGATGAAGCAGGAAATTTTAGTGAGCGCAAAAGAAGCAAGTGCTAAAGGTCAAATCAGTTATCCTGACTATTTACAAATGGTAAAATATGTTTCCGAAGGTAATGTAAGGTTTGCAACAGCTTTATTAGAATATAAACTAATGAAACGTCAACAAGCCGAGCAGCAGATTAACATGGAAAACATAAAAGCAAACGGTGAGGAGCAACAAAAATCATTACAGATGAAAGGTCAAATTGATGCACAACTTGTCGAATTAAAGGGTCAAATCGAGGCACTTCAACAACAATTAAAAAATCAAGGTGCAGCGCAAACAACGCAGATGAACAACCAAACGGACTTGCTACTCCAATCCAGAGAGCATAAGTTCGAGGAAGAACACCCTGCGCCCGTTGCTAGTAAATAATTTTGGAAAATAAAATAAAAGTTCTTTACCTTTGAAACAACTTTGATTAACAAAGCAAAAAATTGAAATATGGAAAACGAACAAATCGTAATTGAAAACGAAGCACCAGTGAATGAAGGTGTTACGTCGCCAGTGTTTAATTCATTGGAAGAAATGCAAGCATGGCAACAAGCCAATGCCAACAAACAAGAAACACCCGTGCAGGAAAAAGTAGAGGAAGTCGAAAAACCTGCACCTGTTATTATAAATAAAGAAGTAGAGCAACCGCCATTAGACATTGTATCATTACTTAAAGGGAGTTTAGGTGAGGAATACGATAGTGTCGAAAAGGTAAAAGCAGCACTTTCAAAAAGTTTTGAGATACCGGAAGACTTAAAACCATTTGTGGAAGATGCTAAAATGTATAGTGAAAAACCTCAATTATTAGAATGGATGCGCTTGGCAGACAAAGGTGTTGACGTAGACCTTGCCTATCGTGCTACCAAACTTGATGTATCGAAGTTAGAGCCTAAAGATGCGCTCGTATTGGACTTAGTGTTCAATAGCGGGTTGACAAAAGAGGAAGCGACTGCGGTAGTTGAGCAAAATCACAAAGTTGCATTTGGGTCAGAAGACGACTATGAAGCTAATGAGAAATTAGCGGCTAACGCAGCAGTAAAACTGCAATCGCAAGAAGCGAAGAAGCGTTTAGAGGAATTTCAACAAAAAGTACGATTACCTGAACCGGAACGCAAAGCATTAGCCGACAAAGCGACTGCCGAGCAACGTGAAAAAGAGCGAATTACAGCTTGGAAGCCGGAAGTGAAAAAAATCGCAGACAGTGTATCTGTCGCTTTAAAGGGGGAATACGGTGTAAACGCCGACAAAATTTCCGTTGATTTTAATTATACCTTTGATGAAAAGGATAAAGAATCATTTGCCAAAATTGTTGAAAGCATAGTTGCAAACCCAAATTACGAATATTCAAAAGAAAACAGTGAAAACGTCAAACAACTTGCGGAGGCTATATTTTATGCCCAAAAACGTGAAGCCATTATGCACAGTTACGCTCAAAAAGTAATCGAACAACGAGATGCTTATTGGGGTAAAAAAGCGTATGGCATTGACCCTGCCAAAGGAGGTTTACCCGATAATTTCACACAGAATAACAAAACTGTTGTGCAAGATACTCGGAAGGATGCCAACTATGGTAAGTGGTAATTTTATTAAATAACGTAAAAAAAACCGCAAAATACAATGGCACAAAACAATCAACCACCTGTTCAAGGTGACGTAAGTCAGGTCAACATATCTGTACTTGACATTGACAAACCCGATATTCTTAATCAGTTGTTCCAAACAAAGGGCGACCAATGGAAATCGGACTTTTATAAAATGATGCAGCTTATCGGGCTTGAAAAACCTGTAACGCAACCTTCGTTCTCTCACTATGAGGACAGCGATTTTGAACGTGTAGCACGTATCGGTGTTGGTGGTGTAGCAGCCGCAGCAGGTGCAGCACACGCAACAATCACAGTTCCTTTATCAGCATTGGACGTATTTACTAACGAAATGGGTGCAGAAAGCGTATTCCCGTTAGTAGGTGACGTTTGGACATTCCCTAACAAAGCAGGTAACACAAACGTTGATTTGCAGTGTCAGGTTATTTCCGTAGATGCAAGTGTCCCTGAAATGGACGTGAAACTGTTAATTTCAACCGATACTACCTCAACAGGGTATGTAGAAGGTGATGTAATGGTGAAAGTATCTTCTGCGTTCTCTGCAGGTACCGATCAACCCGAAGGAACATTACGTAACTTCGTGAAAAAAGATTTCCGTACTCAAATCTTCAAAGCAACTGAAAAAGTTGAAGGCTCTGAGGCAACAAACGGAAAATGGTTTACCGAAGTAGCAACTACAGGTGAGAATATCACTAAATTTTGGAACTACATGCAGCAACAAATGGACTATACGCACTTAGCGAATATTTCAACTGCCATGTTATTCCAACAAGAAGTGAATGACAACGGAATTATTGACCCGTTACCATACGCATCAGGTAATCCTGTTCGTACAACCAAAGGCTTAAAACCTTCAATCTTAACAGGCGGTGGACACGCAGAAACATATCCTATTGGTGGTTTCTCTGTATCTAAATATGACCGTATGTCACAGATATTTGAAGATGAAAAAGCAGGTGGTTCAGGCGTATGGTTATATGGTTTCCCGTTGGGTATTGAAATGGAAAATGAGTTAGTAAATTACAACAAAGACACTCAAATTTCGTACTCATTCGGTGACAGAACTGACCGTGTAGTAGCGTTAGGTTTCAAACAAATCACTAAAGCCGAAAGAACTTTTATGTTCAAAAAACTTGGTGCATTTTCTGACCGCGCACGTATGGGACAATATGCTTATGTTCGTAACTCAGGTTTCGTATTGCCGTTAGACAACCGTATCGTTTATTCCGATATGAATAAATCTGACAGCCGTTCACAACCTACGATTTTACTTCGTTACAAAGCATTAGCAGGTTACTCACGCAGAAACGAAACTTTCACAATTAATGGTACAGGTGCAACATCATCAGAACGTATTATCAGTTCTATTGATAAAGACAGCATCAATACCCGTTGTGAGATTGGTTTCGAGCATGTTGCAGTAAATCAATTCATCCACTTACAAGGTGTATCTTGATAGGATAATTATTTGGGGTGTGGCGTAAAAACCACATCCCTTTTTTTGAATTTTAACGTGAAAAATAAAACTTGAATTATGTCAAATATTTTGAAAAACAAGGTTCTTAGTAACCCTACACTTGAAGAAATTAAATTACAGTTCGCAGACGAACAAATAGATTGGGAAAGAAGTATCAAAATCAAAATCCACGATAGATACTTTGTAATGGACAACGGTGTATTAAACATTGTCCGCAAATCAGTAGAACCCGTATATAACAAATCAATTAATGGCGAAGCAAGTGCTACCTACCGTTATTTTGAAATGGAAAGCGTAAGAGGCGAGGGAGCGAAAGCCGCAACCGTATATAGCCCTGACGTAGTAAATTTCGGTAATTATGGTGAGTTCACTTTTGACTTTTCGGGTAACGATTCCAACCCTAATTATTCGTTGTTTTGGTGGCTTATGAACCATCCAATGTTAGGGATTGAGTTTGACTTGGTTCGACCTGCTAAAGATGCTCAAAACGCATTTGAGGCGGAAAGAGAACGCTTAAAAGTGGAGAATATGTTTATGACAAAATCTCCTGCTTATATTGATGATGAAAAATTAGTATTGTTAGCGAGTGCGTTCAAGATTTCCAATGCAAAATCAATTCCACCGATGCAGTTACGTTTACAGGTAAAAGCAAAAGCATTAGCGGATATTCCACGTTTCAAAAAACTACATGGGTCAAAAGAATTAGAGGTAAAAGCTCTAATCCAAGAAGCGGTAGATTTGAAAGTATTGTATTACAACCGTTCAAATAACACATGGTATTATACTTATGCGCCCGATGCAGGTAATATTATGTCGTTAGTAGTGGACACAAATCGTCCAATTTACGTTGTAAAACCACACATGGCGGCTAATCCGAATGATGATTTTGCTATTTTCTTAGATGAAATTGACGGAAACGGGCATTTAGGAGTAATCCAAGAATGTATCAGAAACAGAAAGGATGATATTGTAAATTCACCGAGTAAAAAAGGAACAGGACAGGAAAGTATCAGGAAATTTGCCGAGCAAATAATTGTTACTAAACCGTAAATAACTTATGTTGTCATAGGGAAAGAAGGGAGTGGGCTGAAAAGTTGCTCCCTTTTTTATTTGCATAACAAAATATTTGTTACTTTTGTCAAAGCATAATGTGAAATTGCTAACTGTGAATTGAATAAAACATAACAAATATGGCTCTCGATTTGCAGTTTACAACAAACTTTGACTTAGATTCAGATTCCGCTACATTTGGCAAGTTTGTGTTCACCGACGAAACTGATTATGTTTCAGCAGGTTACGACCCCGCAACAGTTATAGGGTATTTCACAATTACAAGCCCATTAGGAATTTACAGAACAGGTAGTTTCGATTCCCCCGATACAGACGGCGCAGACCCTAATTTCGTTTACGACACCCTTGATATTCCGCAAATAGCGATTGACCAATACCT